ATACTTGGAATAATATTTTCTCCAGTGAATACTTCAGAATATTTATATAAGGAAAATCTGTAAATTACAAAAGTTCCGTAATCAGAATTTCCGCCATCTCTGTAAGCTAGTAAAACATTTCCATTTTGAAGAAGTGTTGTAGAAACATCGTATGTTGTACCGGCATTAAAAACTGTTTCTCCAACAATTTCATTTCCATCTTCATCATAAATTACAAAAGTTCCGTAACTAGAATTTCCGACATCTCTGTAAGCTATTAAAACATTTCCATTTTGGAGAAGTGTTGTCGAAACATCGTATGTATTACCAGCATTAAAAACTGTTTCTGAAACTTCTACTGGTAAAATACTACCATTTGCTAAAAACTTATCAATATTATTTGCATAAAAAACATTATCAAATGAAACATCACTATCTATAACACCTGTAGTAACTTCTTGTACATCCTTCACAGAAAGTAGTGATCTATTATCAGTTAAATAACTTGTCCCAGGATTTACTACTGCTGTATTATCCCATGCGATATCGCCATAAGACTTTGGCTCTACAGACCCCTTTCTTATCTCAGCACCACCCATGTGTAAAATTTCATATTTATTACCTACAACATCTTCATCCATAGTTAATGAATTTCGATCTTCCCATACAGAATTCTCAATTATATTGGGAAAGCCTATTGAAACACACTCTTGTATGGTAACTTCGTCTTTATCAACGTATATTCTGGTATCACCTATATTTATTTCACCAGAAATTTTTAAATTATAAGAAGTATATCCTTGAGAACCAACGGTCAATCGTTCATTTATATTAGCAATCAAAGTATTTAATACATTTGCTTCCATTTTATCAGCAGTGATAGCGTTTGCTTGTAACTTTGGTGTACTAATTGCCCCATCACTTATTTTAGTTTCTGTAATAGAACCTGGAAGTAATGACGATTCACCTATATAGTCTGCGGTAGCATTGAGGAAACAAGTTGTTGAAGGCATTGTAGTAATAGCTGGATTAGATACTTGAAATACCGAATTCTGAATATCAATAAATACAATTTCTGTACCTTCTAATAAATATTCTGAGGACACCTTATCCCCAACGGATGCTAACTGCAAAACAGTCTCATCTTCCACGCCAACAATTATAGAACCATTAGTTAAATTACCTCTAAATACTAAATCTGCCGGAGGTGCGGGTAAAGTTAAAGTTGGTTTCCTTTCGATAGCATTTATCAAAGCCAGTTGTATTTTACCAGTTATATTATTTGTAAAAAACAGATCACCTAAAGGGTTCAAAGCTAAACTTATTGCATAAATAAAAGTACGATCACCATCGTCTGAGGTAGTTAAATCTGTTCTATAAATAATCTGTTCAGTAGTATATAAATAATATAAATATTCTCTGTCTGGATCATAGACCGGATCAACTCCCTTAGAAGAAGTTACAGCAATACCATCTCCTGCAACATCTAAATCTTTATAATAGAGTATACTACTTAATTCTGGGGAAGAATAAACTATACTGTTATCTGACACAACACAGAAAGAGTGTATCATTTTATTAAATACTTGCACCCCATCATCTAAAGAATCAATACTTTTTTTATATAATGTGTGATTATCGTCTACATTTATATAAAGTAGTTCTGTATCATTCAAAACCCTAGGGTGTAAGGCTCTAATTGTTGTAATTTCTGTTGCTGTAGTTCCATCAAAATAAACTAACTTTTCACCATCATCATAAGAAGATATAATTATATCTGTATTATTGACAGCACACATGCCATGAATGGTTTTATCCAAATAAAGGTCACCATAACTCAAACGTTTATAATCTTTCTTATATACCTTATAATCTTTTTCTACAGGTGCATAGAAAAAACTATTATTTAAATCCTCTGGATCAACACCAAAAGTTGAAAATAAACCTTGATATTGTGTAATTGTATAACTATCTGGTCTACGAACTTCTAAACTTTGAGCAGTTGCTGTTAAATCTGTTGATAAACCTAAAGCTTCTTGTATGGCAGTGTCTGGGTTATAAACATTTGTTATTCTGAAATCACCTACATCATTCCCAGGCATACTTATTTTTGGATCATAGGCATCGGGAACTACAGGATCAAAAATCTCAGGAGAATATTCTGTACAGATAAGATTTACTATAAAATCTTCATCGGGTTCTATTGCAATTACTAACAAATCAACTGTTTCGGAACCAGATTCCCCAAACATGAATAATTCTTGTTCAGATAAAGTGCCACTAACTTCGGGTGTCACAAATTCTAATTCATCTGTAGTTATATTTTCAACTGTAGCTGGATTAACTACATCCTTTATTATGGATGAACCACCAGTTAAACGAATTCTAACCTGGTAAGTTTTTGATGGTTCAAAAGTAACTAACTCATCTGATATGATAGCATCGTCGTTGCCAGTATAATCTAATATACTTATTATTCTACCAGAGGTTAACCCAAACATTGGTACGTCGTGCTGTAATTTTACTCTATCACCGCCAGTACAAACTAAAGCTTCTATATCTGCCGAAAAAGAGAATATTTCACGTCTAAATCTTTGGACTCTTAACATTCTTTGTGCTAATTTATAAACATGATCTGGATCAGTTATGCCAAAGAATTTTGCTTCTTCTATCTCTGAGTCATCTTCTACATTATTGTAATAAACTACACGCTCTTCTTCGGAATAACCAGAATTTGCATTTATAAATTGAGCTTTTATTCCGGTAGTTAATTTACCAAAACCTCTACTACCCCTAAAATTAAAAGTATTTCTTGGTGTGAAATACTGAACAATATTTGGTTTTACATCATCAATAATAACTCTATACACATTATCAATAAATAGCCATGATGCGTGTCCAGAGGCTGTAATTACATTGAGTAATTCTGAAACCGTATACTCTTTATTTAAGTATGTATTAAATGTAAATTCTTTAGTTTCGCAATAATCATACCACTCTTCTAAAGCATCAAAATCTATATTGATATCATCAACAGGCTTTCTATTAACATTACTATCGGTTAAAACATGGAGAAAACAGGCCGCTGGGTTATTTGTGAATTCTACTGTATTCCAATCCACCCCATTATAATTTCTTATATGTGCTTTAGCAACATAGTTTAACTGATCTATAGCATTGTTTATATCCTTCTCAGCTTTTATTTTTAAATTTAATATTGACAAATTATTTCTGACAGAACTTATAATTGGGTTTCTATCAACACTACCTAAATTATCAAAAGAGGCTGTATAAGACTGAATGTTTGCAAAAACCATAGTGGCTCGTTTTCTTTCACTATCTTTATTGAATTGCTTAATTACTTTCACATCATACTGTCGTAATAAGTTATAATCTGGGTCGGTTGGCAAAATATTATCTAATTCTTTTTCAAACACAAATATTTTCGTTGTATTTGTTTTATATGAATTTTTAATAGAACCAATACTTTTCCAAGAATCTGCCTCATTCCCAGCTTCACGGTATTGTATAGTAAATTTAATTGCTTTAGATCTAATATCATAATTATCATTCCAACGTTGTATACCTTGTGGGAAACTAATATAAACTACTATTTTTTTAACATTAGTAGTAGTTGTTCGTACAGCATTATCACCATTCTCCACAAGTGATATACCAACAACATTATCTAAAACCCGCTCTGGATATAATTCATCTGTGGTTAATTCGTATTCATTAGAATAATTATCTAACTTAGTATCACCTATTTTTATAGTACTTTCATCAACATATACATTACTATAACCATTTAAAAATTTTTGATGTAAATATTGCTCATTGTTTGTCACTGATATATATGGAGGGGCGGCATAAAAAGGAACAACTAAATGCTCACCTAACAATATAGGTACTCTTTTATTAGCACCTGATTGATTTTTACCACCCCTAATAGATGGCAACTGGTTCACTGTCATTGCTTCCTTCTGACGTTCTGCCAATGCTATTCCCTCAAGTTGCAACGTAGCATATATCCCAACAGCAGCACCAGCTAAACCAACTGTTACACCTACTTTAATGAGAGGGACGCCGATAACGGCACCAATTCCAGTGGCTGATAAAATAATTCCTACAGCCACAAGTGCCAAACCTATACCAAAAGCGCCACCACCATCTTGCTGTGATCCCTGTAACTCTTCTTCACTAGACCCCCCACCACTACTAGTAGGTAAAATTTTTATATAAACATCACTATGTTTTGGTAATTGACTCCAGTCTTTAACGATAGTATCACGATCTATAATAATTACATGACTTTTAGGATATTTATTAGGTATATATTTCTCATAAAGCTCTTCAAAACTTATTTTCTCAGATTCATAAATCTTTTTTTCAGTTTTAAAAGGGTTATGTAATACGGTAACTTTAATTTTATTTTGCATATCTGTACCAACCTTCTAATCTCCCTTTAAAAATGGGATTATTTAAATCCTGAGCTACTGTAGCTATATTTCTCATAACGTGTAATACCTTATTCCGACCTACATAAACACCTACATGGTTAGTGTACCCAAAATACCGGAATGTTCCTATATCACCTACCTCTGGTTTCTCAACCAACTCATTAGGAAACAATACTTTATCTCGTTCTAATGCACTAGAACAAGATTGAATACTATCCATGTAATTAGTAAATGAAGGTAACTCAATCCCAAATTCCTCTCTATAAAAAAGGCACACTAACCCATAACAATCACACCCTGAGAAATCACTACCGTGTAATTTATAAGGAATCCCAATATACTTATTTATTTCCACTCTAACAATCCCGGAAAATTATAGTTTCTAACAACTGTAGAACTAATATAGTTTTGTAATTCTTGTAAATACGTAATTTCCCCAGTTATAGTACTCACATTATATGACACTTTTATCAACTCCATAGATAATGGGCCAATTTCAATAGTGTCTGGATCAGAGGCTAAAATCACAGATGCATTGACCTGTAGAGAGTCTGATATAGACCTAACAGCCAGCATTATGGTGCGATCTATATTATCGATAGTTAGTTTAGCTGGTGTTAGTTCACCACCCTCTTGTGAAGGCGGTGTAAATTTAAATGCTGTAGCTAAGTAAGTATCCCCGTTAGATATTATATTTTCATTATTATTTACCACTCTTATAGGTGTGACTAAGACGGGGTGATTAATTTCCAAAATATAAAGAAATACTTCATCGGTTTCTGGTTTATTACCTGCCGTAATAGCCGAATTTGTTAATGTTCTCATAGTTCAAAAACCTCTAATTCAAAAGATATTAAAAAATCTAAAGTATCTCTATCTGGTGATAAACTATAAGGTGTATCTGCTATTCTAAATCTAGCCTCTACCGTACTACCTAAGTCATACTGATTCGGGAAATTAAATCTTAAAGAACCATAACCTATAGAGAATTTGAAAAAATTTTTAAAAATTATTACCTGCGATTCTGTAAAAATCATATTACCTTGCCAATAAGTAGTAACCGCAGTAAACCGCCTTCTAGTTTTTTTAGCACCAGTATCCATCTCTGTAGAAATAACACCACTTTGTTGCCGTTCCATAAAAGAATCTTGCTGAAAACTCTGTGGTAAACTTGTAGGCCAATCGACATCTGCCATATCTTAATACCCCCTTCTAGTAACACCATATCTTGACTTCATTACACCATCAGCTTTCCCAGAAGATAACACATCCCTAACTTTGGAACCTATAATAATATCAATCTCTTTACCAATACTTGTAGTTCTTTCTGTTCTGGTAACTTCCGCCGAATCTGTATTATTAATAACATTAACAATCACTTCTGTTCCTCCACCAGTAGATTTAATACCAAGAGAACCATCTTTAGTACGACCTAAAGGAACTATAGCTTCACCACCAGCCTCTCCCATTAGTCCTGTGCCTTTGGCAAAACTAAAAGTTGTTGGGGTATCTATTATCTTGTTAGTAAAAGCACCACCTTTAGCATATGAAGATGTACTATCTTCGTTTTCCTCTATAGCCTCTTCCTGTAATCCTTGCATATAACCCATACCAGCTTCTGCTGCTAATGATCCTGCAATTAAAGCTACTCCTAGGGCCACTGATGCTGGATCCAGTGTAGTTAATAATTGCAAACCAGCAGACATCATCAAAGCAGGTATCATTTCTAATAATGAACTGACTAAGCTATGGGCAGCAACGGACATTTCTTCCATTCTAGCCGTGGCTCCTTCAGAAGCTCTGGCAGCTTTACCTACTTCTTTACCGTATACACCTATTGACGATGATAAAGTTTGTAATGTTGTCTGTAATGCCTCTAATTGAATACTTTCCCACACATCTTCTACTTTAATTTGTTTTAACTCATCTTTAAGTTTTTTTATTTGTTCGGTTGTTTGACCTAACTTTTCTAAATCTTCAGCTGAAACAAAACTACCTATTGGTTTTATATCAGCATAGGATTTATATAAAGCATCTAACTCTGCTTTTATCTGTTCTATTCTAAGATCGAAAATTTCTGTTTTTGGTAAAAGTTCAATTTCAAATTGTGATAAACCTAACTCTCTATTCCTATAAAATTCACGCAGTTCTACAGAATGTGAAGCTTTTTGTGTTTCAACAAAAGTTCGATTTAATTCTTCTAATTTTTTCTTATACGCATCTAAATCTTCCGTAGGAGCTTTTAACTGCAAACCAGTCATCATCAAATCTTGAGTAGCTTTTATCTCTTTTTGTACTGCATCTAATGGTGTTATTAAACCTAAATTTACGGCGTCTGGAAGTCTCCCCATACTAGCTTCATAAACTTCAACAGCTTGTTCCCAAGCATAAGTAACCTCATCAGTAACCTTTTTATTTACACCACCAAACTTTCCTAACTCATCTTTTGTAGTATTCACAAACCTATTTAAAGCTAAAAGCCAAGCATCTTGTTCGTCTGTTAAATCCATGTCAGAAGCTATGGATATTAAACCATCACGTAATTTATTATAATATTCCAGTTGCATTCTTAGTTTTTCTTTTTCCGTAATCTGACCTTTAGCTTGCATATCTTCAGTACGCTGCTCAAAATCCTTCATAGCAGTACGTTGTAACTCAATAGCAGATTCGATCCCCTTTTTGCGATCTTCTTCTTGCTCAAGAAGTTTATTGGCAGCCGCTTGTGCATCCCCTACTAAATCTTTATAACCAACACGTAAATCTGCGGCATTTTTTATTTGTTCTTTTTGTTTATTTGTTAGGTTATCATTAGCTAACAAAATATCACGAGTTACACTTAAAGTTAAGTCATATTTTTGTGTTAATTCATCTAAAATACTAGAAGCTTGCGTTAAAGTTAAATCTGATTCTTCTATAATTGTTGGGGACATCATACCGCCAACAGCCTCGCCCCCAGTTATTTTCAGTGTGGAATCTTTATATGCTTTGTCAAAATCTCTGAAGAAGTTTATTATAACCTCCTCACCAAGCCTCTCCGTATAAATTTCACCCTGCTCATTATCCATACCAGAGGTTATATTTCCTACACTTTGCTTCTCTATCTCATTTTTTATAACAAATGTTATTATACCACCAACAGCCGCCGCCGCCGCTAAAGCACCTAAAGGCCCTAATAAACCAGCTATAGCGGGGTTTGTTGCTAACTCTAAAAAAGCTAATTCTAATTTAGGTACCAATAATAACAAAGCCCCAAATAGTTTAGTGAGTTTAGCAGCAACTGTCAATAATAAACCAAAAGCAACTGCTGTACCACCTAAACCTACTATAAATTCTTTCGTACCAGAATCTAAATTAGAAAAAGCTTGAGATAATTCTACTATTTTCTGAGATACATCTAATACCATTGGGGCAATAACATCGCCTAATTCTGTTAAAGCCACTTGTCCTGCTCTGAAAGCTTGCTCCATAGCAAACCCAGTTTCATTAGCACCCTCTGTTTGTTGTCTGTAAGCCTCTATCATAGCAAAAGAAGAGTCTTTAACAGCCTCTTCTAATTCTTGAAATTTCTTTGCTAACTTACCTGTTAACTGTCCCGCAAAAGTCACACCCTCTATACGACGAAAAACATCTTGCAAAGAAAAACCCATCTGATTGGAAGTATCTATTATTTTCTTAAAGGCCCCTTGTAATCCATCTTTAGCTATTAAATTTTTAGCGGCATTTGTACCAACAAAACCTAGAGACTCTAATACTTTTTTTAATTCTTGAGTTGGTTTGGATATAGCAATTAAAGCAGATCGCATTTGTGTTGCGGCCATTTCCGCATCACCCGTTACACCTGTGAATGAACCAAATACAGAAAATAATTCCTCTTGGGTCACACCTAATGCTGCAGAACGCTCTGTAACCTTCTGTATAGCTGAGGCCATTTCTGGAAAAGTTGTTTGACCTAGTTTTATAGCAATAAACGCTAAATCAGCAACTTTCTGTTGGGCCTCCAAAGAAGTATCACCATATGCTTTTGTAGTTGCTGATAAAAGAGACAAGGCCTCTTTAGTTGTTGACAAACCTGCTCTAGCGGTTTTTGCCGCTAACTCAGTTACCTCAATAGCAGATTCTGTTCCTGGAAAAGCGGAAATAGTTTCATATAAACCTCTAGTCAAATCCTTAAAAGACTTACCTGTTTCTATAGCTAAATCTTTTATACTTTCTTTGTATTCCATAAGCTTTGCTGTTTGTTGTGGAATCAAAGTACCTACAGAAGCCATACCTTTATTTAAGTCTGTAGACATTTTAACTGATGCAGCTCCAGCAGCAATCAATGGTAATGTTACATACCGATTCATATTTTTAGAGAATGTATTTAACTTTGTAGATACTTTATTTACACTATCAGAAAACTTTTCAAACTCAGTTTTCGCTTTTTTTGCACCTTGAGTAGCACCATTAGACATTTTGTCTATAGCTTTTTCTACTTTTTCAGCAGTTACACCTAGATCGGATAACGCTTTAACTGCATCTTTGGAATAAATTTTAATTACTAATGGTGCAAAATCCATATTTACCTCTTAACCCCAGGTTTATTCTTTGGTGTTTTATTTTCTGGGAACTCAACTTCTTGAATGTATTTATTATGCTCCGCATTCATAGCAAAAAAAACACTAATTTGCCATAGCTCAAATTCAATACCTATATACTGGGAATAACTAAGAATTTCATTCCAAGTTATTGTTTCACCAGTTTTCAGATCCCAGAAAAAATTCCATAAATCAACTCCTGCGGCTGGAACATCGGGGCTCAATTCTTCCAATTTAGGTGGTATCTGGCCAATCTGATCCCAAACTTTTTCTAACTGCGACCTTAAAGACACCTTTTTCTTAGAAGAGATATAATTAAGAGTGAGATGTTTTTTCACCTCACTACATAATTTATCCCTTAATTCGATAAAAAATTGCTACGATCTCCAGAAAACGTAGAAACTTGATCTAAAATAAAACGGAAAGTTTCTAAAAATTCAATAACATCTTCCAGATTATCGGCTTTAATTTCTTTCTTACCAACAAAACAATTTTCAAATTCAACACAACAAGACGCATAAGTTTCTAAAAACTCTCGCTCAATTTCAGCAGCTTTCAACCCATTCTTTTTCTTTCGATTGATATCCGCAAATCTGTGCATACGCTTCTTAAAAATTTTAGAATCCTGACCTACCACTTTAATTCTAGCATCAGTTTCATCACCTTCATAGTCCTGGATAACCATCCAAGAACCTTCTTCACTTTTAGCACTTACATCCAATTTTCCAAAATCCATACTACATTACCTCTTAATTCTTTATTATAGTGTGGGGCCTACAGCCCCACTATAAACTACCTTATACAGGTTTATTGGGTTGTTTGCGAATGTACATATTTGTCAATTCTGTATTGCCACCCAAAGCCATAAAACCCAAAGATTCAGTAACATCATTTTCAGTAACATCTCTGGAATCAGAGGTGAACTTCATTCTAGGCCATCCAAAAGTATAAGAATTATCATTAAGGTCTTTTAGCTGAATTCGTACCTCAAAAACATCCTCATCGTTAAACTTATCTGCTAGAGTAGAATCCGGGAAATAAGCATTAACAGTACCAGATACATTCGACCGACCTTCACCAATTCCACAAGCATCTTTCTGCATTAAAGCATATCTACGATTCAAGCCATTATCCAGGGTAAAATCCAAGCCCGTGATTACACACTGAAAATCGGCTCCAAAGTAAAGACTACCTGTATAAGAGTCAAACACCTCTGTAGTTGTTACCTGAGTTGTCGAAGAAGAAATCGGTGTTGCAGACATCCCACTATAAGTCTGACCCTGAAAACTAAAATCTCCGGTTAGTACAGAATCAGGCTGGATAGACATTGACATAGACCCAACTTTACAACCCGCCGAATAATGATACTCACTAACATCAGTAAAACCTTCTTCTAAGGTATAAGTAGAAAGCTCGGTACCTACAGTAAGTAGGGCGACGTGCATGGCGTAGTCAACATCGACAGTAGTTGTTGTCTCATTCGTAAGCGTATCATCCCCAAAAGTCAATACAGTGTCGGTTACAGCCGTAACAACTTTATACCCATTGTTTCCTGGACTGGTAAATCCATCAAAATAAACAGCATCACCTACACGAAAACTACTAAAAGTGGCCGTTGCCGCTGTAATAGTTTTATTGGTAGAACTCACAGTCAATGTATTTCCGGTAGTGTCTATACGACCCCCATAAGCCCCACCATCAGCCCCACCATCAACCTTAATCTCAACACTAGCTTCCGAAGTAAATGAAATTCCTGCGACACCATCAGCGGCTAAAACAGAAACAACATCGGAAGTCCCACCACTATCAGCAAATGAATCTACAACATATACTCCACAGAATCTCTAACTATTAAATAATCACCTACTGCTAAACCTTTAGTTTCCCAACTAGAAGCATCGTCTAAAGTAATTGTATCGTCGGCGTCACCAAATGAAACAGTCTCAGTAAGTTCATAATCACCGACCCATGTGTTCCCTAAAGCCCCTTCAAAAATGGAATCATAAGTTTCCCAAGAAAATTCATAAGGTACAGTTACATTAGGCTGATTGTTCCCTAATCTGGAAATAGTAATCTGCCTATCATCTCGAATTTCATTAGATGTTACACTGGTGCGTTCATTACTAATACCTGCACCACCAGTTGTCCTTAGTTTTTGGTAGACCCCCGTAGGAGCGTCCTTTTCAATTGTCTCTTTTGCATACGCTATGTAGCGTTCCGATCCACTAGCCATATTTAATCCTCCAATTAACTATTTTCTAAATCTGATCTATAATATATGGAGACTGGTTGATAAAACCAGACTTCATCCTCCCGATAACTGTTCACTTGAAACTTTGTTATTCTTATGAACACCTGATTAAATGTTACTGTAGTTGACATCTTGAAAAACTTTTTAAGCTTATCAACCACAACCTTCACGCCACCCAAAGAATTATACTTAGGGACAATTACCATTAACTGATAAATCCCGGAATGCCTTGTTTTTGAACCAATTCCTATAGCTTCTGGAACAGTTTCACTCGGTAACAAATCAACTTTTATATAAGACGTTCCTTCAGAAGGATTATAGTTATCATTAGGGTAAGCTACAGCTATTGAATGTTCTGAAAGAAACTCAGATAACCTAAAGTTCAAAGCACTCAATATATCAAAATCAGTCATTTATACACCCTTTTTAGAATTAACAACCCTTTTAAAAATTGTATTAAATTCATTTAATGTTGTTCTAACCATACCCTTTGGAGCTTGTGTAGAATAACCATTAGCTGTTTTCGGGCCGCCCGGCTTAGGATATAAACCGAACTCCAATAAATGTATATGCGGTTCATTATGTACAATATACACTGTTTCTTCTGCATTCTTTAACTTAGATAACTCTCTACTTTTTGTGGCAGAACCAGAAGGGTCTGATGAATCTAAAACTTCTGTTGGAATAGAATCAATACCAATCTGCCAATTACCTTTAGTTTTTCCTCTATGCTTAGTATCATCAACATCAACTGGAGTCTTATCCACAATTCTAGTAAAAACTTCTGAAACAGTTTCCTTAAAAATTGAATCGGCGTTCTTAGTTGTTTTTTCTATATAAGCCTCTATAGACTTCGTAAATTCACCCATTATATTCGCACCTGTATTTTATATAATACTGTAGTGTCTCCTGGAGCCAACTTCTCATGATTTACATAAACATATCTAATATCATTAACTGTATAAACATCACCTTGTCTTGGGGCTGGTAATTCTATCGATAATAATTTAACATCTCCCCTCTGTATTGAAGTGTCTCTAAAATCCTCTTCCTCAAAGTTTGTCATTAAAGCCTTGCCTGTGTAAATCTCAGTATACCCAGTAGGCTCAGTATATGAAATCTCACCAGTTTCTGAATTTTCCCAATAAGGTTCATAAGTTATAGGATCATATTTCTTTGACCAAACCCCATCAACACTAAATTCTCTAATTAAAATAACATCCTTACCTTTATCAGCTATTTGGGGGATAACGGTATTAACTACTATACGATTATAATCAAAAGCCATATTATATCCTTATTGGTAAACCACCCATAGACCCCACATAAGGTATCAACCTTTTCAAAGCATCGTCTACAGCAGTTACTCTATCTTTAGAAATTATTGGCTCTGCATACTTCCTTCTTTCCTCAATAACATCTACCTTAACAAACTCTTCTATAATAGCATTTTTTGTAGTAATAATCGGTTGTAGTGAAGCACCATCTGCTGTTATGGCATATACCATTTCAGCAACCGCATTTTTTATCTCTTGTGGTATAGTAGAAGAACTAATCCACCAACCATCAGCATAATAAGCTCCAATCCTAGGCCATTCTAATGATTGCTCCTGTTTTAACCTAACTCCTCTAAAATCTTTTATATAAATATTATCAATAATCTTAGAACAACGATTTATATACTGCATGATACTATCATCAGTAATTGAGGTATATGAGTAACCTATATTATCCCAATACTGTTTAAGCTCATCTACTGCCATATAAGCAGTAGAATCGGATAAACCTGTACCTGTTTCTACAACAAACTGTATAGCCATATAACTAAATACCTCTCATCAATCGTATTCATAATTATATCATATAATCATCTTAATTTTTACAAAATATCTAAAAAAAGGGAGGTTTTAACACCTCCCCAAATACACTTTTTTAAATATCTATCAAGAATTCTTATTTATTCAAAATCCTCATTATTTTCTAATTTTGTTTCGGCCTCTTCAACCATCTCTCTTAACTCATCAATATCAGTAAAATTGATTTCGGAGCGTTTAGAAATTTTACCAAGCTCTTTTAACCGCTCACCTAAAATTCTACGCTCTTCTTTATGACCATCCTCGGTCATCTTTTTCTTACCAGCGACAAGTTTACCATCCCGAGTCAACACCCTTTTACAAGTATGTTGTGCCTTCTCTTCTTTTGTTTCAAACCACTCACCACAAACTAAACATACATACGTATTCTTCTTACCCATAATTACCACCTTAGTATGAAAATAGGGCCTCCTAATAAATAGAAGGCCCATAAGAACTAATCTTATTTGTTAATTACCGAGCCTTGTAGACCGGGAATACATCAACAGTACCAGCTTCTCCAGTATCAGTGGACACAAATCCTACCCGAATATAAACTTCTGCCTTAGTAGAAGGTACAAAACGGAAAAGTTCAGTGCCAGCATCAATAGTAGTATCACTAGAAGCGGTCATTGAATACGGGGTAGCAATAGTAACATAAGAATCAGAGTCACCATCATCGGAACTCTCCTGAATAACAAAAGAGATTTCCTTAGTATCAAGCACAGTAATTTCAGTCTTAGCAACACCTACAATCTCAATAGCGTCCTGAGTCTTACCCAGGGCCATACCATCGGAATAAACAGTTGTATTGCTAGGAACGGTCTCCCCGTACAGCAAATAATCGGGATCAGCCCGAAGTTCGGCACTAATAGTACCAGTAGCAAGGTCAGCCATATTTATCCTCCAAAATATTATTTAAAATTAAACAGATACGTTAGTTTCTGTAGCTTTCATGAAATTATACGAAGAGATCAAAGGAATACCATTCCAAGTCTGATAGGTTCGTACAATATTATCTGCTACAGTCAGCTCAATAGAATCACCCTTATACTTCTGAAGAGCGGTTTTAACTTTCGGGTGCATGAACAACCAAGTAGAACCACCTTCCTGCCCACGAACAGACTCAATAAGGTCATCAATCTGCATTTCCGTAGGAAGATCATCATCATCAATATCAATGTTAACAATAGAAGATACATAACGAGCATTAGCAAGCTGCATACCAACATAACTCTTCATACGCATACCATAACCATTCACGGTTACTGTTCTACCATCAGCAGTAGTATCCGTAAACTGGGAGAGGTTACCACCATTAAGGGGCTGCATATCCATCAACATACCACGACCAAAGCCGTTGGGATCATAAAGACCAGTAACTTCACCAGGAACCCACTTTACAGCAATAATACTATAGTTCTTATTTGCAGAACCACCAGCAGAAAGCAAATGATCCCCAGTAGAGGTAATTGCTTTTGCCCGAAGACTATTATAAATAATAGACTTCTCAAAGTCAGAACCAGTTTTACGAAGAATAACAGGAATTTTCTTATCAAAATAAGGGCCAGGGCCACCAAACTTACGAGCTTTATCTTCACCAACAAACATCTGACCACCAAGTACGGAAAGGTTTACTTCACCGAGCTTAGTAGTAGAATCCAACGTAGGAAGTGCCTGATCCAGATCGATAAGACCTGCACCCTGAACATCTTCCAATTCCTCATAAGTATTAGACAAGCCATTAGAAGTAGCTTCAAAAGGAATAGTCTCTACAATAGGAGCCTCTTCCAAAAGCTGATCGACCATCTTAGGCTGTTTCTGGCTATTTGCGATAGCCACTTCACGAAAAGTATTAAGTAATGCCATTTAATTGTCCTCCAAATTAAATTTGTTTTTTAATTAGGTTTTATAGGCGAACATACCAGAAAGAGTTTCTTTCATATTCTTTCCGGGGGCGTTGCCTGCACCTCCAGCTCCACCACCATAATTAGTGGGTGCTTTAATCATTCGTTTACCGTGTTCGGTAGTAGGCCAAACTTTCTTCCAGTCTTCCAAAGGAACGGTTGTATTTTGGTCTTGAAGATAAAGGTTAATATCCATAGAATCATTAGATTCATCATACTCGACCTTTGCTCTACTCATGAAACCATCAAACCACATATCATCGTACTGTACGTGTAAATCACTAAGAACCTTAGTAATTTGATTTTGCGCCATGTACTTCTGATACTTAACCTTGTACTCTTCCAACTGTTTAGAAGTTCCTTCTAAATCACTAGTCAATTTCTCAATGACGGGTGAAAGTTCTTTTTCTTTCAGCGTTTTACCACGATCCATAAGCATCGTTTCTTTCGCTTTAAGCTCTTCAGGATTAGTCACATTCTGTTTAAGGGACTCCAGTTCAATTTCCATTTCCATAAATTTATCAACAGAAATATCATGCTTCTCATAGTCTGCTGTCTTCTGTTTCAACTCATCAAGCTCCGCTTGAAGTGCTTTCTTTTCATCAAGAATCTTTTCTTTATTCTTGATCACACCGGAAATCTGATCATTTTTATAAGTCTCAAATTGTGCCTTTAAAGAACTAACTTCTACATCGTCTCTCAGAAACTCTGCAATTTTTTCCCAAAAATCCATACTACATACCCCACTACTATATATCAAATAACTCCACAGGAGCCGAAAATCCTACAGCACCGCTGTATTTACTGATTTTCTTTTTTATCCTAATAAAAGCATTATATCACATTATAGCTCTGATTTTTTTAACAATATAAATAAAATACAAAAAAAGTTCATTATTTTTACATTCCTGGATGATAAAACTCCATTCCTATAGGCCCATGCTCTTTATGATACTTAAAACAGGTAGATTGTTTGATATGCCTGTATCCTTTATCTTTGTGAAAATCATCAAGAGGTACTAAAGAACCCAGAACCCTTTCCATAATACCTTGGGACTCTTTGGATAATCTAAAGTTTCTATCGTGTGTTGAATGCCAATGACCTAAATGCCACTCGTGGTAATTGGCTTTAGCAAATTCCTTAGTTTTTTCCTGTGCCATTAAGAGTGGTAAAAAACCACGCTTTTCTTTATTGCCGTGTGTGAAACCTAGTAAAGTTTTACCCCACAAAAAATATTTCCTAGGTTCTAATGAATTATCAATTTCTACACCTACAGTATTTCTAAAAAAGGCTTTTAAGAATTCTCCCATATAAAACATTCTATACTCATCATGATTACCAGGAACAATAATCACTTCAACCTCAGCTATCTTACTAAGTTTATTTATTGCTTTAATCAATAACTCTTCAGCCTTTAGAAAAGTACCTCTAAAAGAAGAGCTTTCCTGCTGAGGAGTACCTCTTGTAGTTGTGTTCAAATGAGAATCAACGTTAAAAAAATCATTACCTACGGGTATAACATACTTCTCAACAGTATCATGTGTTTTTTGAATAAAATAATTTATTGAATCCATATACATTTTTGCAGCTACATCAGGATTATATTCCATATCACCTGTTTCAGCTAATAGACTTTGTTGCCCGAAATGTAAATCAAATAAATCTAACTCATACAAAAACCCAGTTGTGCTATATTTTTCAATTTCATTTGTAGGAAGTTCAACACTTTTTACAAAGTCTTTAAACTTTTCTGCATATTCTTTTGGTGTGAATACACCACCAGTTCTAGGCTTATATTTACCCTTAATAAGATAATGGGGGTTATCATCATTACCCCAGAACTCATTCATAAGCTCTATGGCTTCCCACCTATCAGTATCTATCTTACCAAACTTTATTAAATCTTCCTCTGTCCTAATGTCAGAGGCCCTTAATTCAACAGATAGACCTTCTGAATTTTTGGTTGATTTAACTGTCTCTGTTTCCTCAGAAGAAAGATTTTGAAACGCTTCTCGACAATACCTTTTATATGTTTCAAAAGATATCCTATCAAAATACTCACAAAATGAATCATAATAATCATAATAATCCATAGAACAATCAGCTTCTAAATTCTTCTCTGCAATCCATTGTACTCTAGTCACTTACTTACCTCACCCATTGTAAATATTGTTTTGGTATTTCTACATTCTTTTTTTGTAACTCAGATAAAGTTAGAAACTTACCTTTATTATCATAAAACTTTTCTGGGGTAACACCCTCCTTTTTCCATAATGTATATCTAGTAGGCCCTAATACATCTTTTTGTAAAGAAGCTGGCTGTCTTGACAACCATTCATAATATGTAATTCTTTCTGGCGGTTTCCCGGTAAATTGCTCTTTATACCTGGCATCTAAACCCAACTTATCATAAGAATAAAATATTGGTGTAGTTGAACTCCTACAATTTTCATGTGCGGGGGGTTCATAGGGGGCTGTTAATGTTCCAGAGTTTGTATCATAGTTCCAAGTTTTTCCATCAGCCCACCTGCAAAAAGTAGATGTCCTTGAATCTAAAACTGACATCCATTGATAACCTTGTATCATATGTCTATTTTTTGAAATAAATCTATTTTTAACTTTAGCAGAATAATAATTTGTAAGCGTTCTCCCTACAACCGATAACCTATGTGCTGTTATTTGAGTTTGCCCATTAACACCAAGTAATACATCTCTAATATATTTTTCGTCTCTATCCAACATTATAGCAGAAGCTATAGCATCTTTAATTCGTTTTGAGTTATCATTAAAAAAAGTTCTATAAAATAATAGTAGTGTAAAAACTCTATTATCAGAAAAGTTAATTTTTTCCTGTTCTATAGCATTTACTACTTTTTCTGAATCCTCTTCTTCTACTTCTAATTCAAATGGGTCTAAAACTTCTTTGTAGGTATTTATATAATAAGAATTCTCAACTCTAGCAAAATCTGCTAAATCTTTTCTAAGTTGTATTATAGCACTTTCTTCAAACTTTTGCAAGGCTTCTGCAACATTATTTTTCAATATTTTTTGATTTTTATCATTATCATCGAAATATGTTACAGAACCTCGTAAGTCCTTTTCTAATAACTTAACTAAATCTAACCAACTTCTAATCATACCGTTAGTATAATATAAATTATAAGTTTGATGTAATACTTCCATATCCTGTAAACTATCTACTATCTCCATCTTTAATTACCCTTTATAGCCAGAAGAATAAATTGCCTTTGCCTGCCGCCTAGCTTTGTTATAAGCATTTCTCCTACTCTTAGTATCCTCACAACTATAGTAATACTTCTTCTGAGAACCCCATTGATAAAAACAACCTTTTGTATCTTTTCCTCGTTTGATAGGCATGAAAAACCTTCTTAAAGTGTATATTGTTGTGGATCTTCCTTCATAGCATCTTCGTCAGGATCGGGTCTACTTTCAAATTTTCTACTGCCCGCAGTTACATCTAAGATGCCTTGTGTTTCTTTAACAATAGCATCAGGTTTATTAAGTGGTGTATTTCTATAAATTAAATCAGAAAAAATGCCCATACCAGCTTCTGAAATTCTAGCCATCTCTTTCTCAAGAGACCAATCTGGAGGAAATACATCCCGGCGATCCAAATTATAGTACCACGTTTCCGGGGATATAGACCCAGACTGTAGCAACTGAGAAAACTTGATAATAGATTCGGGTGTAATTACATCCTCAAAAAAGTCTGTATTTATTTGAATGTTGCCCTTAATAGAACTATAACCAGACCAATCTAATATCAAATTAAGAATAATGGACATCACCTTACTTTGAGCATTAGCCAAAGAACCTAAAATTGAATTTTCTGTAGCTGAGTTGATCTTAGCTGTTGCAGCAGACTGTACATATTTCCCTCTTTGGGATATAGACTGTGAACCTAATACAGCCATACGCATTTCTTTATTCTGCATTTCTTTTTCTATTCCTGAATCAGATGTAGGCTCTAACAACTCTGCTGTAAATCTATCTGAATTAGATGCAATTACACCACCAATTGTTATTGGCCCATTTGCGGCAATATCATAACCTTTAACTACCAAAGTCTTCATACCCAAGTAATATAAATTATGTTCCCAATCTGCGGAATTTCTATAATGCCCTATATTAACATCCACTAAATCATTTACAATAGACTCAGAGACCTTAGTATAATTCAAACCGTCTTTGTCAATAATATAAAATGGAATTCTATTCATAGGAAGACCATCTTTCATGGGTGTAATATTATCTTCTATAATATAATTTTTACCATTTCCAGACGCAGAAGAAGCTTTAGTCACATTTCGTACAATTAACTGACGATATATAAAATTATTCTCAACATCTTCTAAGTATAAAACACGGTATCTCTCAACCCACTGATAAATCATTTTTTCAGCATCAAATTCATAACCCGATTCATCTAATACAAAGTAATCTGGTATAATCTCATCACTAATTTTAGAGGTATGCCAATTAATAATTGTTTCTGCATTATACACAGAGGTCTTTGGAGTTAAATTAAGTTCCTCATATTCTAAAACAGATAAATCCTTGTCCCTTTGTAATGAAGGAAAATCAACAAGAATACCAACTTTATTTGTAATAATAACTTCTTCTGATACTTGCATACATAAATCAGAAAAAGCTCTATTATCTGATGTTACTTTTTTCAGAACTTTATCTTTAATCTCATCTTCTAGTTCTTTAAGGTTAGTGACATCATCACTTGAATGTTTTTTCTCATACTGGAAGGTAGGAGCTTTTCTATAAAGCATACCCTTGTATGCTTCAACTGTATTCCCTGTAGCGTTGTATACCTGTGCCCGATCTTTATAACTTCGATAAATCTCTGGCTCAGATAACATGCCTTTTGGAACAGGTAAATAAGCGGTACCTTCCCAGCCATCAATGTTATTAAATGAAGAGGCTACAAACCCACCATTTTCTTCATAAACATGAAGATCACTATAAGAACGGGCTTTAATCCAATCAGTACCTCTAACAAAGTCTCGATTCTTTATCCAATTAGAATACATCTTTTTATATTCAGGATGTCTATAAGAAAAATCTATATCAGTTTCTTCACCTGACTGAAAATCATTAAATCTTAACATCTCTCACCTCACAAATAATTTGAAATTTTAGACACTTCTATATTCTGCGATAAAGCTTTATATCGAAATTCATCGTAAATATGATCTTCTGAATCTGTATCAACATCTTCTGGATTTTTAGGGTCTCTGGGTAATGTTGGCACTAACCTAATAAAATCCCTACAAGTATCAAATACAAAAAACCCACGATCTTCCATAGGATTTTTTGTACTAGCCTTCAATAAAGTTCTGATAACAGAGAGACCTCTAATACGAGAACCTGGGGATTTATCAGATTCCATAAACAAAATACCTTTTGGTCTCATACCAGCTTTAACTGCATATGAGTTAAAACCATTAAGTATTTCATCATGTGGATTTGATAAAGTACCTCTATGATTCCTAGCAGTAAAAATTGTATTATCGGCTGGCCCAGCATGAATATATCTTAAATCTAAATTCATAGAAATCAACTTCTCAGCAACCCTTTCACCTATTTCAAAATCAGATAATTCTAAACCTAGATTTCTTTTTTTAGGATCACAAAAATATAATTCCCCAATCCTGAAAATCGTACCTTTAGGAAAAGATATAACATTTCCTTGACTATCTAAAGCATCATCACCATTAGAAGTGGCATAAATACCTACAGAAGATGGTTTAGTGTAACCCCAGTCAAATGTGATATCCAAATACCATGAATCTGGAATTGGAAAAGGTTCTATAATATGAATAGCACCATCCCAAACGCCACCTAAAGCAGCCCCAGAAAGGATATCCCACCGACCTTCTTTCAAAGCCGCAACTTGTTCTTTATCACCCAAACCCTCAATTCGCTTAATATAATTAGGGTCATTTTCTAACAATGTAGGATTATCGGTATAAAGACCGGGTATGTATTGTGCCCAACCACCAAACTCTGATTTAAATATTTGCATAGGAGGTGCCGGGTCTACGTAAGTCTCTTTATGAAAAATATGAGAAGAACCACCGGGGTTAGTACCAAGTATAACTTTAGGAAAATAACTTTTTACTTCCCTCATAGACATTCTATGATCTATACCCCAGGAAGAATAAATATTATCAAAAGCATTTTTAAGTGCTTTGTAATCGATCTTAAAAGCACCTAAACGAACACGAGTCATCAAATAACGTAACTGATATTCTGTAAGATGTGTACTTTCATCTACGGCTAATACATGAAGCTCTCTACCTTGCCATGATTCTGTTGACTTATCATATTGCATATGATCTAAGAAGATTCTTGAACCATTCTTAAATCTAATTTCATAAGGTGATGAATACTTAATAGAAACTAATCCAGCAGTTATCCAAGGGCCTAATAAATCAGGTAAACTATTAGGGCCTCGTAAATGATTCTTCTCTATTTCAGCATTCAAACGCCTTATAATGAATATCTGAATTCCAGGAACTATTGCCGCATAAACAATAGCTAAGTAACGTATTAAAAAACTTTTACCTGCACCTAAAGCACCACCATATAAAATTTCAGAGGCTGGTGAGCAAAATACGGCTGA